CGATGTGCCGTAGCAGATCCTCGACGGTCTTGATCCGCCGGCTCGTGGAGCGGGCCTCGAGCACGTCGCCGCTCTGCGTCTGCGTCACCTGTTCGGCGTCAGCAGCAGGCTTTGGCGGCGGCAACTTCGCAGCGACGGCAGCCGCTACGCTTTTCGATTTAGCCATGCCAGCACCGCCTGTTCGCCGGGTTTCGTGTGCCCACGCTCCGCCACCACTTCGGCAATCGCCGTGGCCAGTGCCCGCTTCTGGCTCGCAATACCGCCAGCGTGGAACCGCTCACGGATCGCGGCGAGCTCGACCTGGAGATCGTCAGGCAGACGCTCGTTCCACGGCATGAAGCCGGGCCGCTTTGCCTTCACGCGGGCGAGCACGTCATCGAGCAGGCTTGCGGGCTTTGCCTTTGGCACGGCCGACTCCCTTCGCAGGCTTGGCGGCATCACGCCGCAGGACCATGTTGCCGTCATCGTCCAGCGTGAACGGCGGCTGCTCGTCGTCTTCGATCGGGTCCGCGTCAAACTGCGGCGCGGCCTTTGGCTGCGGCTTGGCTGGCTTCTTTGGCACGGCGGGCCTCCGCTTTGCGGGCGTTGTGAATCGCCCGTCTGACGAGCAACCTAGCGGGGAGGTCAAGGAACGGCAGGCCGCGCTCCTCGGCAGCCTCGCGCAGGAAGCCCATGATCTCGGCCATGCCATCGGGCGACTCGCACCAGTCGCAGCCCTTGGCGTCCATGTAACGGGCGCGGCTGGTGCATTTGCAGTCGGCCGTGGCGACAATGCGGAAAGGCCAGCCGGCGAGCAAGGCTTTGAGTTCAGTGCCTGGGCCGTGGGATGGCGGCGCAGGCTCTGGCTGCGGCGGAATAAAGCCTGGCTTGGGGTGGCGTGGATACGCCGGGTGATCAACGTCGATCGTCCACTCGTCGCCATCCTGAGCGACAACGCACGGCATGACTTCGTTGAGCGTGTAGCCACGCTCAGAGCAGCGCTGTTGCAGGTGTAGATAGTGGCAAGCAATCACGGAAGACTATTGAAAAATGAGATAGATGCTGTGCCCTGCAATGGAGCGGACACAGAATCAGACAACCCAGACAAGTTAGGAAAGAATGTGCTATCTGGGCAAGAGTCTATGACGCCTGGAGCAGTTCCGTCATAGGTTTTAACAACCACTGTTTTATACCACGCATTTGTCAGATAGTGACTAAAAGATTTTCCGCACGATGTGTATGCCAAGAAGCTGTTTTCAGTCACAATTATCTCAATGTTTAGGTACATGGAGCCGAGGCTAGGGTAAAGCGTTGCAGCCACAAACACGGTGGGAGGTGATCCTGGCCCACCAAATGGATTTGACGGCGGAGGGGTTTGCGTCGTAACGCTTGCGTGCCCGTCCCATCGACAAGGCGGGCTGCCTCTTCGGTATGTCAATGATCCAGAGGCAGTAAACTGCATATCGATGGTGCATACACTAACATCATTAAACCTGACAGCGTTCATCGCAGAATAAGACAAAGATAAATAGAACGGCAACTCAAAGTCACAGCCACACGTCCTGCAACAACACGCCATCTCTACACCTTGAACCGCAGGAATGTGGACGTAAACGTGGATGACACAATCGTGACCGAACTTGTCACGAGCGTCTTGCCAATGCTGATCGTGCAGGCAGACGTATTTAGCGAAGCCGAAAGCGTCACGTCTGTCATCACCGACGTGGACGATGTCGCCGACACGAAAACCGCCGTAGCCTCCTCAAAGGGCACGTCGATCAGATACCACGCCGCACCGTCTTTGGCTATCGCGCAGTCGGTAGTCGCGTTGGTCGCAGCAGGGAACGGGAAAAACAGATTCACCGCAGCCACGGTATTTGGCGTGGCCGTCTGATTGCGGAAAGTCACCGTCTTCGTGGCGTTGATCGACCACGCGCCGGTGAAGGTGCAGACGCGGAACGCCTTGGGATTGCCAGCCACGCCACGGTTGCCAAACGTCAGCGGCCCTGTGTCCCGGTCGCCGCCCTCGACGGCTCGCACCACCTTGGCGATCCGCTCAGCGGCAGGCTTCGTGAACGTGACGCGCTCTGTGCGGGCTGGCTTGCCGTCTGGCTTCTGGGCCATGGTCAGTCCTCGAGCACAGTGAGCACCAGGCGGGAGCCACCCACGGCAGCCCTTGCTGCGTAGTTGCCAGCCGCCAGCCGCAGGATCGCGGCCTCGCCGGCACGCAGGCGGACAGTCTCGTGCAGGTCCGTGCCGTCGAACCGGCCGAAGCTCACGGTGTGCGTAGTCTCCGTGGCGAGCGAGCGGGCGAAGCACAGGCCGAGGCTGCCCATAGTGGCCGTGCTGATCTGCGTGACGGCCGTGCCGAGGTTCAGCGTAACGGCCAGCATGCCAGCCGTGGCGATGTCGGCAGTGATGCCTGACGCGGCGAACTGCTGCGAGAGAGCGCCTTTCTGCACTTGGGCATTGATCGTGTAGTTGATGTCGGGCATGGGGCTGGCTCCTTAGAACGGCGGGGTGCCGAATAGCGGTGTAAAGGCGACTTCTTGGTGTACGCGGCGGTTCAGGATTGTGGGCGCACCGGAGCCGGTCCAGTCAGTGTTCAGCCGGATGCCGCCGTTGTCTTCCAGTGCCATGACGTTGGCCGACGCCACCTTTTCTTTAGTGGCCTCGTCAATGACATAGCAGCGGCGTTTTTCTGCCAGCCCTGTTCCCGCTCCGCTGATGTAGTTCCAGCCCACGTTCGGCAGCAGAAGATTCCAGCCGCTTTGTCGATACGCAAGCTCGACGGTTACGCTCCAGTATTTGATCTCCACGCCGTTGACCACTTCGACCTGCTGCTGACCGCTGATGCCTTGGCACTTCCACTGATGCGCTGCCGCACCCATGAACCCGTCAGAGTTCACGCAGTTCGTCACCTGGGCTGCGACGGCCACAGGGAACGCAGATCGGTTGCCGCTGATGCTGCACCGCAGCTCGGCCTCTTCCGTCATAGCAGACTCAAAGAAATCACCGGCTGTGTTGATAAGCGCCTTGCGGTTCGCATTGCCACTGCCTTGGTAGTAGACGAGGGCCGGAACCGCAGCGCCTCCAGTACTAAAGCTCCACACGTCTCGCCGAGCAAGCGGGTTGGGCTGGCTATCTTGGCTGCCAACCTGCGGCACCTCGTAGCGGTACGTGATCTCCGCGTGCTGCCGATCCGTTTCTGTGACGCTGCCTTCAGTGCAGAGCAGGTATGAAAACTCTGGGTGCATCGAGCCGTGGAAGATGCCCACGGTGTTGAGCAGCGTCTGATGCGATTCCGGCGCGTCTGTGGTCACGACGAACTTGCGCTCTGCCGTGGGGCTCTCGCCGAACTTGTGCGAGAACGTGCGGGGCAGGACTTCGCGGAATCCGATGATTGCCATGGCTACGCCCCCAGGATCTCAACGGGATTGGCCCCGGTCGCAGCGATGGCTCGCCGGATTTCCTCGAGCTTGGATAGCTGCTGGGTGCGCTGCTCGATCGCCGGGTCGGCCCGGCCTGTGGCGAGCCGCAGGAACTCAGACGCGCCGCCTTGCGTGCGAAGATCGCTCGCCTGCAATGCCTGCGTGGAAGGCCGAGCCAGTTCTGCGGCAATCTCTTTGCGGATCGTGATGCCTTCAGCAGCCAAGTTCTGCAGGGCTGTGCGGGCTTCACCGCCGTCGATAAGCCCACGGTCAAAGGCTTCCCGTACCTTTTTGAATTGGTCGGCGACGGTTTGCACGGGCCTTAGCAGGCTCTGGTCAAGGCCGAGAGCTGAGAGCTCACGCTGGCGGGCCTGCTCTTTGGCGGCTTCTGCTGCGGCAGCGGCGGTCTGTTGGGTGAGTGCCAGCCGCTGCTGTGCCTGAGCAATGGCAAAGGCGTCTCCAGACTTGCGAGCGTCGGCCAGCGCCTGCTCTGCGTCGGCAATCGTGCGCGTGATCGCCAGCAGGTCTTCCGACAGCGTCAGGCGAGATCGTTCAGATTCTGGTACGCCAGACTGCACAAGCCCCTGCACGCGCTTGCCAGCCTCGTCGCTGGCCTTGCGGGCGGCATCCGCGACAGCGTCTGTGGCTCGCTTCTCTTCCGCTCGGGCCTTTGTGATGTTGTCAATCACTGCCAGCAGTTGCTGTGCAGACTCGGCGATGTACTGCTGGCCTACGCCAGCGTCCACAGCCGCAGCGTTCATGTTCTCGATGTCTGTCGTGAGCGTGTCGAATGCGTCGGCAACGTCCTTCGGCACAGAGGCCAGGCTGCCAGCCTCTTGGGCGAACTTCTTGAAGGCAGAAGTGGCCTCGTCCACCGTGCCCTGAATTAGCGTGGCGTCGGTGATTTCGGCGGGCAGCTTGAATGCGGCCTCGGCCTGCGCTGCAAACTTGTTAGCGGCTTCGGTTGCTGACTCAAATGTTCTCGCAGACTTTCCAGTGGCTGCCTGAATGCGTGCGTTTGCCGCCTCGCTTGTGTCAGCGGCTTCGGCAGCAGACAGGCCGACTTGTGCGTATAGACCAGCGACTGACCCAAGAAGAACAACAAGAATTCCAATGCCCGTGCGAGACAGTAGGTTGGTGATGGCTACTGACAGTGCTGCAGTTGCTGCCGTCGCGGAAACGCACGACAGGCTGTAGGCACCGAACGCACCAGCGGCGGCAAGCCCGCCCAAGGCAGCACCTTGAATGTTCTTGCCGATCAGCGACAGCGTGTCAGCAATGACCGGCAGCACAGCGGAGGCCAGCGGAGCAGAGGCTTTGTAGATAATCAGAAAAGTTTCACCCAGCGCACGCCCCGCGTCGGCCAGGCTTGCGATCGCACCCTCGGCTGCCTTTGCCACAGCCTGAACGTCGATGGCTGCGATGAACTCAGCGGCAGACCGCGACGCCTCCACCAAGGCAGGGGCCAGCTCAGCCGTCACTCGCTGCTTGAATGCCTGCACCGTCGCGCCCAAGGCACTGAATGAGTCATCGAGCTGCGCGAGGTTGGCCACCTGCGTCTGCCCGAGCACCAGGCCAAGCCCCTCAGCCTGCTTTCGCATCTCTGACAGGAAGCCCGCCCCCTCCTGGAACACAGGCACGAGCTCGGCACCGCTCTTGCCGAACAGCCCAACGGCAGCCGCTGCCTGCTGTGCCGGGTTCGGCAGCTGCGAGATCGCTGCAGCCACCTTCTCAAATGCCTGCTCTGGCGAAAGCCTGGCGAGCTCTTCGACCGACAGCCCGAGGTCTGCGAAAGACTTGATCGCAGACTTGTTGCCAGTCTGGGCTTCGCCAAGGTTGATGCCGAGCTTCTGGATGCCCTTGCCGAACGTCTCGACGCTGACGCCAGACTGCTCGGCTGCGAACTGATACGCCTGTAGCGTCTGGGCCGACACGCCCGTGCGCTTGCTGAGATCGTCCACGCTGGCCACAGCAGACGCGGCCCCGGCCACGAACGACGTGAACGAGCCGGCCACCGACTGGATCGCAGAGATGAAGACCCGCGACAACTCGATGGTCTTCAGCGTCGAGACATCTTGCTGCGTCCTCTTGGCGGCATAGCCAAGCTTCTGCAACTCCACGACGCCAGCGTTGATGCCCGCAGACATCTGCGTGGCATTCGCCGACAGCTGGAATCCTAGTCCTACGGTTGCCATATCAGCCTTCTAAGTCTCGCTTCATCTGCTCGAGCACTTCGCGTATCTGGTTCGGATGCTTTGGTGCCTTGTCTTCGATCGGGATGAAGTCGCTCGCCGATGGCACCTTGCCGCGTGGGCAGTACGGTGCAAGCATCGCGCTTGCCAGCATCCCGGTTTGCGTCCAACTGTCGGCCAACGGAGAGAACCACCTAGAGAACGCCAGCCACCGAGAGAACTCCCGAGAATCCATCTGGTCGATTTCGGCGAGTGTCTTTCCCAGGTGGCCCGCCAGACGCATCTTGAATTGAAGCGTCGGACGGGCGTTCATTCCCCCGCTAGTCTCTTGATCTCCTCCTCTGTGAGTGCGTTGTGCTTCATCGCCGCCTGCCACAGCTTGTGCATCTGGTCGCTGCTGCGGCGCTTCAAGGCTTCCACGCCTTCTTCGCCTGCATAGAGCAGGTTGCCCTTCTCGTCGCACAGCGTGCGGCTCAGGAGCTCAGAGCGGAAGTCGGGGATCGCCTTGCCGCCGGCCTCTACCAGCTTGAGCTCGTAGGAGTCGCGCTCGCCTACGCTCATCAACCGCAGGCAGCACTCGCCGCCGAATGCTTGCACCTTGATGATCTTGGCGTCATCCGCTGCGTCGATCTGTTCTCGTGTCAGTGCCATGGTTTACCCGTCGAGGATCTTGAACGTGACGGTGTAACGGGTCACGCCGTTCACTTCGTTCGACACGCTCAGCGATTCCCATACTGCCTGCACCGTCAAGGATTGCCCGCCGCCCGAGATCACGAGCTGCTTCCGCAGGCCATACTCGCCCGTGCTCGTGTTGGCACCCGCCAGCGTGGTAACGGAGACGCTGCCGGCGTCATCGGTCCACACGACGCTGCGGCCCTTGGGGGCACCGCCGCCATAGTTCCAGTCCAGGCCGACAATCTCAGAGAAGGCAGAGCCTCCCCAGGTGATGGCTACGCCTGTGCTGAACGATGCCACGGGAAAACCTCCCGTGCGTTAGCGAGCCACGCGGAAGGTGGCCGAGCCCCGGATCACGTCGTTCACGGCGAGCGTCACCGACGAGCTCGAGACGGTCGCAGCCTTCGACAGGCTGATGCCGCCAGTGATCGCCAGCGTGCCAGTGGCACCGTCGCTGATGACAGACGAGCCGATGTAGTCGATCTGCACCTCGCGGCCCGTGTCGTTCGCGGCACCCGTCAGAGGACGGTCGAGCGTGAGCACCGCAGAACCCGCCGACTGCCCAAGGTGGCTGATGTCGATCGTGTCCGCCGCATTCACGTCGGTGAGCGTGTACGTGATGTTGGTGACGGTGAAGTTGGTGCCACCGAAGGAAAACGTCGTGCCCGAGCCGGCATGCGGGGTGCTCATGTGCCTATGTCTCCTGCCACCAGATGTCGAAGGAAAGTTTCACGCTGTACACAGGCGGCATGTCCGCCCCGGCCAGCTGCACGAAATCGTCTTGTTCGTTTTCGAGCGAAGTCTGCTGTACCACCGTATTGTCGAAGGTTCCCCCGTACCCATCCAGAACGGAGCGGCAGCGGTCGGCCAGGTCACGCGCCCCTTCGTAGGTCGTGGCGTACACGTCGAAATCAACGCTCACCTGCGGCACACCCATCGGCGCGCCAAGCGTCTGCATCCGGCGGATGCCCGTTCGGCGGTAGGTGATGAACGGCAGCGGCGCGGCCTGCGGGGCAAGCAGCGGGTAGACGCGATTCGACACCACGGACGATACGGCCGTCGTGGTCACGAGTGCATTACGGAGAACGGCTTCGGGGCTTTTCATTTGTCGCCTGCCTTGTTCCTGCGTTCAAAGGCCCGCAATGCCGCCGAGAGAGATTTACGCATCTCGACATCCAGAATGCTTTTCATCGCACCGCGTGACTGGTTGAAGGCCCGCTCGAGCGGAC